GTGCTATTCTCAATGCTTGTGCTTTATACCATCCAAACTTATTTTGTAAATTTCTAGTTATATCTGCAACACTTAAATTATCATTATATCCTTGTGCAATAACTGAAATAATGCTATCTATTAATGTTTGATGTACTGATACTATTCTTAATCCTGCTGTATCATTTAACCAAACTTTAATAATACTTTCAAAGTCTATATCCGCTTTTATTAAACTTCTTTTAAATTGTGGCTTTATTAAAGTAGTGTATATTTCATTATACATTTCTCTAATTTCCTGTTCGCTTACATTTGCATAAATTAAAGATTTATAAGTTCCTATTGTCATATTGCCAAACTTAATAGAATTGACAATTTTTAAGACATTCCGCCTTACAATTCTATACGCTTGTAATTCCTGTCTTAACCTTAATTTATCCATTCATTACATCATTTACTGATGGGTCATTTATATTTATAATTCCGTTTGGAATATAAACCTCATTCATCATTTCATCTTCTATTTCTTCATATTTAAAAACTTCCCTACGCTCATTCAAAGTCAAAGGAACTTGATTTATCCATTTAGCCATTTCAGACATATCTGTTTGCATTTCTGGAAGTTCTGAAATATCCCAGCAAATTTCTGCATTCTCATAACCTTTAAATTTACGGATAAATTCTAAATTTAAGTAATCGGCTAATAAATCCAAATCAGGTTTAATGTTATCAGTAATAACTCGTTTACGTGCTTCATTCATTGTATCAACACCAAATCCGCTTCCGTTTTTTTCTTCGTTTAATAAATCTACATTCCAATTTAAACAGTTTGCTAAAGTACGTCTATCATAACTTAAGTAGTCAAATGGTTTTAATTCATCAGTTGTTAAAGAAATACGAGTAAATCCTAATTTTGCACTCGCCCCAGCTATATTTGAAAGTCTTGTGGTATCGTTATCCATTTCAATAAGTCTATCTTTCAAACTTTGCCCTTGTTCAGCACTTAAAGCTGATGCACCATCTCCAGCGTGGATAAAGCCATAAACACCACTATTAAGCATTGTTTTAGCATTGTTGTCTATTCCATTGTTGGAACTGTTTATATTTCTTATTGCAGACATCAATTCGCTATAACCATATAAATGCGAACCTGTGCTATCATAAAAAGGATTAGAACGTTTGATGTGTATAATATTTTCGGCAGGAAATCTAACCATCTGATTACCCTGTTGCATAATATAATAATCAATCGGGTTTTCAACACCCATCATATTAGCATTTGGCTTTAATACAATTTGCATCCAATGGCTTGGCAAAATATACAACTGCAAAGGTTGTCCCGCATTTGCACCCTCGCTTATAGTTTGCTTATAAAAATAAACGTTACCACAAGCTTTTAAATAAACTTTGTATAAGAAAAATATATCACTCCAACTTTGATTGACATTAGGGCGGTCAATAGGCATCTTTAACTCGCTATCGGTTTTATATGCTTTCTTTTGAAGTTTGCTTATTGTTAATTTTTGTTGAAAGGTTGGATTATTAGGAAATCGTTTTAATTTTTTTACAGCTTCTTTATCATCAATCTCTTTAATGTAGTAAGGTACTGAAATTGTTTTTGAAGCTTGTTGGTTAATTATTGCATTTACATCGGGGTTTTCACCGTATCCTTTAGTAATTAAAACTTCCAAAGACCTGTTATAAGTTGAGGTTAATCCGCCTACTAATTTATAAATACTTTCGTTAAATAAATTTTTATTTCCGTTTGTAAGAACATCCCACGCTAAAGCTATTCTATTTTTTGCCATTATAGTTAAAATTTATTTCAAAGATATAAAATTTATTTAGATTGATTAAAAATAATTTAAAAAGTGAAAAATGCTTGTTTGAGTTCAAAATAGAAACGCATTGCTAAAGCATCTGAATAATCGGGTGAATGCCCTATTAATTCTTTTATTTTTTCCTTTGGTAAAATTCTCAATTTACCATCGCTATCTATTTTATCCCTTTTTACTTGTTCTAATTCTTTGCTAATTGTATCCTGAATATCGGCATTATTACAGTCAATAAATAGTTTGTTGGATTGGATTAATTCAGCTAATTTGTAATAGCATTGTGTTTTTAGGTTTTGATACTCTACATTGATATTATCTTCTTTTAAAGGTTTAGAACCATTTACAAATCCTTTACAGCGTACAATATCAACAACACCACCACCTACTCCATCTTCATCAGCTATTACATTTGATAAAGGCACTTTGTGTTTATTCATTAGCATTTTTATAGCTTCGGCAGTTTCTGTAATACTAGATTTGTCAAGTGTAAATATATCAACAACTCTAAAGCCACTCCAAACGAGTATAACCATTTTATCAGAACCGTAACGTGCAATATCGGCACTAATATACATATCACCACTATCAACAAAATCATTAGTAAAAATGTTTTGTATTTTTTCAAAGTCTATAAGTCTGGCGGGGTCGTTATCAAACTCCCAGTTACCATAAAACAACCTTTGTTTACTATTTTCATCCAAAGCCAGTAAACTATCTAAATAAGATAAAGGTAAATTAGGGTTGTCAGTTGGAAGTGATTGAATAAACTTTCTTGTATTGCTTATTGTTCCTTTTGCTGTTGGTATGTAAAACTTTGAATAAGTCCAATTCTTTGCGGGGTTGCACGTTCCTAATATTTTAGGAGTTAAATTATATTCGTTTAATTTATATCTTATTCTTGATGTAACTATTTGCCAAGCTTTAAATGATATTTGATTACATTCATCTACAAACGCTCCAGTTATTTCAAGTGAACCTAAACTATCAAAATTAGGGTCGGCAGGATATGAATACAAATCTTTTAAAAGTATTTCACTTCCATTTGTCCAAGTTATAACACCTGTTTGGCTGTTGAAGTTATAACAATTAGATAATTTTAATTTTGAAGATAACTCAAAGAAAGTATTTAAAGTAGTTTCTTTTAAAGTCTTTAGCTTTGACCGCCCCATTAACCAGCGTGTTTGTGGGTAGGTTTGACATTGTTCAATTAACCATAAAACACCTAAAGCGGACTTCCCGCCACCCGCTGCACCGCCATAAAGTATTTCTTTTGTTACATTATCTTTAAGGTAATATACTGCGTGTTCTTGTTTAAGAAGTAGTTTCATTTGGTTTTATTCCTGAACCTAAAGAAATTATATTAGTAGTAACTTCACCTGAATGTTCTGTTTGTATTTTGTCACCAAACATTTTAGGATAATATTTAGACGCTTTCCATTTTAAAGTTTGTATTAATACATTTGCTATACTTGCATCATACAAACCATTTTTACAACCTTCCCATATTTCATCAATTTGCGCATCTACGCTTTCTCCTTTGTCTTGTATTGAATTTACATATAGGTTAAGTAATTCAGGGTTTTCTCTTTTCCATTTGCACCAAGTAGGAAATGATGGGTAATTATCATCACTAGACAATATTTTTTTAATATTATTGCCATCCGCAATTTTATTACAAATTTCAGTAGCTAATTCAAAATTATATTCGCTTGGTCGTGCCATTAAAAAAAATATCTTTTCATTGTACAAACTTACAAAATAATTTTATACATTTACACTTTCATAATAAAAGTTTTGATTTTTGGTTAGTCATTAATCCCCTGCATTAATTTGTTAGGGGATTTTTGTTATTTATAATCATTATAAATTGTATAAATAATTAATAAAATGTATCTTTATTTAAAAAATAGTTTTATATTTGTACCATAATATTAAAACATAACAATATGGCAAATGACAGAAACGCTGGTGCAAAAAAGAAGTTTCCAAATAATGAAACAGAAATATTGCACGTTAGGAAGATAGTTCCAAAAGGTAAAGCAGCGCCTTTGAAAAAAGAGTTGATAGATAAAATTAACCAGCTTCAAGCGGACGCACTTACAAAGTGCGCAAACGAGGCATTAAAAAGTAGATTATGAAAAGAGATGTGACAATACAATTTAGAGGCGTTGAATTAAACGTAACAGGTGATTATTACAAAGGCACGTTTGGAGATAGAGAAACACCGCCTGAAAGTCCTGAGTTTGAAATAACACGAATTGAATTATTAGATAGTTCAGCTGACCTTTCTGAAATGTTTTATAACTTAGATGCAATAGATGATATTGTTGAAGAGTGCTTAGAAGTTATTGAAAATGAATGATACAGTAATCAAAACTAATGTTGTTTCAAGATTGAAACAGTTAGTACAGGAAATCGAAGAGTTACAAAATTGTAGTGTTGCTTTCGGGTTATTATTTGAACAGGAAGTAAAACTAGCATGTTTACGGGTTGAAATTTACCAAATAATTAAGGAGTTATGAAAGCAAATGAAAAGCAAAAAGTTGTTGAGGTTTTAGAATGGCTGACAAACGATAAATCCGAGTTTTCTATTATGTACGGAAATCAAGATAAAAGATTTTCTTGCAACGATAAAGATTATACGATTGATGAAATTATAAAAATCTTTGAAACTCGCCATAACTCTAAAAAAAAACATAGTTTTGGCGAAGTTGCCATAAATATGACACCACAAGACAAAAAAGAATTGAGATTTATTCTCAAAGCGGGAGCAGAGGCATTTATTGCTTTATCAATAATATTTTTAATATT